TTATATATTGCCATTTTATTTAATTAAAAGGGTACTACTCTACCTTGAATATCTGTATTTGGGTATTTTACTTCAAATATTGAAGGATCAAGTGACGGGTATATTACATTACTATTAGTTGCAGCTAAAATATCATACGCATATTGACTATATCCTAATCCTACTCCAACTTTATTTATAATTTCTATATTTTTTATAGTTTGTGTTCCTTCTATATTATCTAATAAAACATATAAATCTCGTAATATAATAGGTTCATTTATTTGCCATTTATCTATTGCAAAATAATCTTGTAGTGCTAATATACATTTAGTTAGTACTTCATTTGAATTATAATTAGGTAATACTATAATATCAAAATTAATTCCAATATTAATAATAAAAGCATCTTTTATATTTATAGAATCATTTACCATTCTATATTGGGATAAATAAGTAGTTATATTTTGTTTTAAAGCAGGAGAAGCTATTGTAAGTTCTTTATTTATATTATAAGATAAAACATATAAATCTAAAACTCCTAAAGATTCTCCTATAGAAATAGATTGAGCTTTTGTTGGTTCTATAAAAGCTTTTGATATTACTCCAAATTTAGCAGGCATAGATAGTGCTCTTACTAAGTAATCATCTTGTGTTACATTACGAAGCTGTGTTGCAAAATTTGCAGATGCATTTTGACGAATTTCTTCTATTGTATCTCCATCTCCTCCACCATCAGCAGCAAATGGGTTAGTAACGGCCAATGTAGTGAATATTTGATTAGCTGTTGCTGTGTTTAAATTTTTATTTATAAAAGTAGGAGCTCCTGATGATATAGATGTTAAAGTATTAGCCGGTGCATTAGATAAAATTCCACCACCTATTAAATATCTAACAGTTAAAGTTGTATTTGAAGGAGCAATACCATATGTCTTTGTAAATATAAAATTTGAAGGAGCATAAGCAGTTGTTAACTTGTCTATTTCAAATGGTAATCCTAAACCTACATTATTGGGATTTGGTAATATTTCTTCATCAGTATCGGTTGAAGTTCCTGCTCCAAATTGTAGTTGAAGAGTAGTTGAATTTAAAAAACGAGTTGTAAAACGTCTTTGAACCGCTTTTAACTGAAGTAAGTATGGAGTATCTCCTGAATATTGAGATAGATTTAGATCGTTTATATTAGTATTTTTGATTGAGTCAAATACTGTGTCTTGGGCTAAATAATCTACTTCATACCATTGATTTCCATCACTATCAAATATATCTAAAATTCCTACAATATTTTCTCCTGTTATTTCAACAGTAGAAAATTGTTGGGGTAAATTAAAATTAAAACTAGTAGTATTAATAGTAGAAGAAATTGCTTTTCTAGTTTTCTTTAAAAGAAAAAAATTAGGACTATTATTAGTAATACTATATACAGTAATTTCTGTAGGATCACCTGAAGAAGATACACTAAAATCAACTGGATCTTGGATTATAAATGAAGCATTTCCTGAGCTTACTGTAGTATTAGCTGGAATAAACAAAGCATAACTAAAATCAGGGAAAGTTTCTCCTGTACTAGGAACTTGTTGATAAAAATCTAAATCAACAGTTGCAACTTGGGTTACATTTGGTTTATACCCAAACATATACGCTAATTCATACAAATTATTTGTTTGACGAGCATATTGTAAATATGTTTCTTGAATTTGATTATCAAGATAAAAAGATAAAACATCACCCACATAAGCTGCCATTTCCATAAACATCATCCCAGGAGATGATGGAGAAAAATCATTGTATGTAGTAGGAAAATAGGTACGAGCATAGTTAATTAAACTAGCTCTTAACTCGGTAAAATCCTTGTTTATGTATTGTATATTACGTCTTATTGCCATTATGAGAATGCTATTTCGATTTCATCAGAGATTGCTGTATCAGTAATGCTATAATTTATTGATACAATTAAGTTATTACTATTATCATTTTGGAATACTTCTAAATTAGAAACTATTACATTTGGAAAATATTTATTAATTTTAGCTTGTATGTCCTCTTTTAAAAATTCAGTAGTATCATTAGTTATTTGTTCAAAAACAAAAGATCTTAAACCTCCTCCAAAAGTCGGATTTAAATATATTTCTCCTGGTTCTGTTAAGAAAAAATTTATTAAATTATTTTTTATAGCATTTTGTGTAGTATATGTTGTTTTAAAAACAGCAGGAGCATTAAAAGGAATAGCTACTCCAACACCTATACTGGGGCGTGTATCTATAGGGAATATTCTTTTTGCTCCGAATGCCATTATTTATTCATTAAGTTCATTATTTGATCTAAACTAACACTTCCATCAGGTAATGCTCCGTTTACTATGTCTGTAGATTTAGGTTGAAATTGGCCAGCATATGCTGAGGTAGCTACTGCCCCCTGTTGCATTTCTCCTAAAATTCCAGAAAACATATTTCTGCGTTCTTGGGCAGTCAATTGTTTTGGTTTTTCAATATAGGGCTGTGCATATGTATCTCTAACAGATTCATTTACGATTGTCTTTGGAGAACGGACTGCTTCGAGAAGAATATCCTTAAGTTCTTCTTGGATAGCTTCTCTTACAGCTTCTTTAATAATTTTTTTAAAGTCTTGGGTTTTCATGATTATAAATATTAAATTAGTAAGCTTTTAAATTATCTCTGTCAATAATAAATTTAAGTTCATCAATTAATGTTTGAGGATTGGTAGTAAAGGATAATTCTGTTTGAATTAATTTTATTCCATTTTTATTTAAACCTATTGCTCTTTTACGAATGATTTTATCATTAAATGGAATTTCTTCTATTTGAATTATAAATCCATTATAATTATTTTCTCCACCTTCTTCATTTCCTGATGTAGTTTCTTTATTTTCTATTGGGTTCAATAATAAAGAAATATTATTAATATCTTCTGAAAATGGGGTTAATTCTATTTTTAAAATATTTTGGGCATTTATTATTTCTTGGGGAGTAGGAGTAATATTTGTTCCTAAAGTATCTAAGGTTTCTTGAGCACCTAATGTAGTTCCTGTTCCTTGAGCACCTAATGTAGTTCCTGTTCCTTGAGCACCTAATGTAGTTCCTGTTCCTTGAGCACCTAATGTAGTTCCTGTTCCTTGAGCATCTGATGCAGTTTCTGTTTCTTGAGCATCTAATGTAGTTTCTGTTTCTTGAGCATCTAATGTAGTTTCTGTTTCTTGAGCATCTAATGTAGTTTCTGTTTCTTGAGCATCTAATGTAGTTTCTGTTCTACTTATAGCAATTTCTTTATCTGTTGAAGGAATAGCACAGAAGGTTATTAAAACATCTAATTGATTTAATATTTTTTTTACTTTATCTATAGTAGATAAAGCAACCGCTATAGGAACAGGAACAGCACTTAATGCTCCTTTATTTTTTTCTATAACAGGAATCAAATCATCATCAATAGTCTCTAGATCACTTAAAAGAGAAGCAATAGACCCAGGAAAGGCTAGTGGGGGTATAAATTTAGCAGCTAATGATACTGTTATTTTTACTGTTTTTATTTGTTTAAGTAACATATCTAAAGAGGTAGTAGTTTTTTGTAACCTATCTACAGTTTTACTTATAGTATTAATACTTTTTCCTATAACATTTAATTGAGATACAATATTATTTCTGATTTTAACTAGTTTTACTAATTCAGATTTAGTAGGACAAAATTGTTTTTTAATCTGGTTTATTTGTTGGGGAGTTGTAGCATTAGCTTTGGCTTCTTGAAAAGCTTGAATTGAATATTTATCTTTTAACTGTTGTATTTTGGGGATAATAATTTTAAAAATTTTATTTTTAATTATGTTCAAAATTCGTTTTCCTAAAGCTTGAATTCCCTTAAGTTTTAAAGAAGATGGAGTATTTTTTTCTAAAAAACTAGATTTAATTTGTATCAACTCAGCAAGTTCTTGCGCTTGCTTTGTTTTAAAAGCATCTTTTTTTCTAATTTTTTCTATTTCTGAAAAAGAAAGTTTGGGTTTTTTTACAGGCATCTTAAATAGTTTTAACAGTTTTTGATGCTAATAATTGTAATCTATTAAGTAAAGGAGTTAATTGCCCATTGGCTAAAGAACCAGCAGTATTCATTATTGCTAAAGGACCTAAAATTCCTGGTTGAGTAGATAATCCAGCAGGACCTGTTAAATTTATTAATATCTGAATAAGTTCTTGTAATAGTTTTATTGTGTCATCTCCAAGTAAAACAGATTGGGTTGCATTTTTATCTCCTAAAAATACTCCTCCTCCATTAGATTCCGGGTATGTTTGTAATATTATAGGGCTTGTTGTTTCTATATTAATACTACCAATAGCATTTAAATTAATAGATTTTTTAGAAGTTAATAATAAATGATCTTGAGTAGTATTAAATACTAATCGTCCTGAGTTTATTAGTATTTGTTTTCCTGAATATTCTTTTGGGTTAGTGGGTTTTTCTTTATAGCTATTGTATTCAATACTAGAAGCTTGTAATGGTATTTTTTGAATAGAAGTTAAATATATAGAAGAATCATCATTATTAATTAATTCTGTTATAGGTAACCATCCTTTATCCGATTCTTCTTTTAAAGCCCCAGGATCTTGTCCTTGTCCATTTCTTAAAATAATTATAGGATCTCCATCTGTTCCTGTTGAAGACCATTCATTAGGGTCAATTTGCCCTTTAACAGTAGAACCAAAACGAATACTATTACCCCATCTTCCTTCAATAATTCTATCTCCTTCATATGGTAAAAGAGGGTGAATATTAGCTCTTTCTTTAAATGTTTTACCTAAAAATATTTCTGTAGATTGATCTGTAACTCGTCTAACACTTCCTGCTTGAGTTTGTTCATAGTCTTTTTGTTGAGATGGGGATAGAATATTTGAATTTTGAGGAAAAGCATTATGGTGAGGGTGATTCCATAATCCTATAACATTAACATAATAATTAATTTTACTAGTAGCAATTTCTCCTATATTAGTATTAGATAAAGGTAATATATAAACTATCTCATTTATTAATGGAAAATTTTTAAAAGAAGCATCTAGTGGTTTAGCTATAGGATATAATTGATTATCAGGAGTAGGTTCTTCAACATTATCAAATTCAATAGTTCCTAATCCATTCCATTCACCTAGTTCTTTAAATCGGGGATGAGTATCATTTAAAATAATACTTTTTACTCTTCCAATAAACATTTTATCTTTTCTAAGATTAGAAAAGAAATCATTTGTTCCTTGAAGTGCAATCGATAGTCCCTTAGCCATTACTCTTCCTTTATATTATTAATAGCGGCTAATAATTGCTCTTTTTCAGCATCAGATATTGTCAATGGGTCGCCTGATGCTTGGCTAGCTATAGCTCGTTGGGCTAACGCTGCCATTTTAACAAGTAAATCGTCGTTTTTAACTCCTATTTCCATATATTCTTTAATTAATGGAACTATAAGAGTAGCATCGCCTATCTCATTTATTAATGGTTTTAATTCCGAAATAAGTGTAGATATTTGTTTATCTTTTTTCTTTTGGTTTTCATATATCTCTTCTAAAATACTAGAAAAAGACTTTTTACCAAATACAATTTTATCAAATTGGCTCATA